GACAAAAGAAAAGGAAACCGATAATAGCTTAGTTAAAAAAGACACGATAGCGTTTAATCGCACAGAAACGGCTCAAATTTCGATTGTAGATAAAAACAAGGTAACTACTCAGAATAACTTTTGGAAGGCTCTAATCGGTCTAATAATAGCCATTATATTAATTTTAGCTTATTGGCGTAGATTATGGAACTAAACAAAGCAGGGAAGGACTTAATAAAGCAGTTCGAAGGCTGCAAGTTAAAAGCTTACCAATGTAGTGCAAAGCATTGGACAATAGGTTGGGGTAACACCAGGTACGAAGATGGCACAAAGGTCAAGCAAGGCGATGTAATTACTCAGGAAAGAGCAGACGAATTGTTTGATTATATACTCGAAGATTTTATCAATCAAATAAAACCTTTAATAAAAAGTTTATTGAGCGATAACAATTTTTCTGCGATTGTTTCGTTTGGTTACAATGCAGGAATAGGGAACTTAAAGAATAGCACTTTACTTAGAAAGGTAAATGCAAACCCTAAAGACCCTTCTATTAAGGCTGAATTTATGAAGTGGACAAGAGCAAACAACGTGGTGCTTAAAGGATTAGTGAGGCGGAGAGAGGCTGAGGCTAAACTGTATGAGCAACTTTAGAACTATATTAGTTAATTTATTATCAGACGAAAGCAACAGTATAAGCCACAAAAGAGTAGTGGCTATGCTTGGCAGCATTTGTCTTTTTATTTCTTTGTTCTTAAACATAATCTTAAAAATTAACCCAAGCGATAAGCTGGTAGATGCGGTCTTGTATCTTACGCTATTTGCTATGGGTTACACCACAATAGATAAATTCAGCAAAAAATAAACAATGCTCAAAACCAAACGCAAACGCCTATTCTTTGACATCGAAACCTCGCCCAATGTTGGCTTTTTCTGGAGTGCAGGTTACAAGCTAAACATAACACCCGATAGCATTATACAAGAACGTGCTATCATTTGTATTTGTTACAAATGGGAGGACGAAAAAGAAGTTTACTTTTTACAATGGGATAGCAAACAGAACGACAAAAGAATGCTGCAAAGTTTTATTGAGGTAGCAAACTCTGCTTCGGAGTTGATAGGACACAACGGAGATAAGTTCGACCTTGCTTGGATAAGAACCAGGTGCTTGTTTCATAAGATTGAAATGTTCCCTTCTTATGTTACTATTGATACTTTAAAGGTAGCAAGGCAAAAGTTTAGATTTAATAGCAACAAGCTTAATTACATAGCTGACTATTTAGGTATTGGCACTAAGATCAAAACAGAATATAGCTTATGGAAAGACATTGTCTTGCATAAAGACAAAGTGGCTATGGCTAAAATGATTAAGTATTGCCAGAAGGACGTAGTGTTATTAGAGCAAGTATTTAACGCACTTAAAAACCACATAGAACCAAAAACACATTACGGAGTTATATTCGGACAAGACCGAGGCTCTTGCCCTGAATGTGGAAGCGATGATCTAATTATATCACTTCGTAGAACAACCGCAACCGGAGTAAAGAAAATACAATACAAGTGTAAAACTTGTTTTAAGATACATTCGAAAACAGACAAATAATGGATAGCAAAATATTATCGGCAGTAATAGAAGATATGCGTAGGCGTGAACTTGTAGGCAAATCTAAGTACGGAACTACAATGGACAGAAGTGATTTAAGTACAGGGCAATGGATAACGCACCTAAAGGAAGAGCTGCAAGATGCAATTTTATATTTAACCAAACTTGAACAAATACACAATGCGCCTCAAGAAGATATACAGCTTCGGAAATATTTTAGATAAAGAAGTTTACGAAGACCTAAAGCAATTAGATTATACGAACCCAAACTTTAAAGGTTGCGGAGATGAGTTCCAGTTTAATCGTGAGTGGTGGGTAATGCTTGACGATATGAGCCGTATCGTAGCTTATTGCGGCTCAATTTATTCTAAGGGCATCTGCATTTTTAATCGTGCTTGGGTTAAAAAAGAATATCGAGGGCAGGGTATACAAAGGCGAATGATTAGAACCAGGTTAAAGGCTGCGTCTACTTTCTGCCATATTGCTATTACATACACAACACTTGACAACTTTCCAAGTGCTAATAACCTAATAGATTGCAAGTTTAAGCTATACCTTCCTGAGTATTCTTACGGTGGTTCTGACAAACTTTACTTCCAAAAGTTACTATAAAAGGTAGTAATTATACTACTTTTGGCTGCATTTTACTTCCGACTTTGTCAAGTTATAGCTTTACTTTATACTAATTTTAGTCAAGTTATAGCTTTACTTTGTACGTTCTGATGTACAAAATGTGTCATAAATTGCACAATTTGATATGCTTTTATCCTATATAAGTCAAATTGAATGCAACATTGTTGCAAAAATATATTTTTTAATTATGCACTTTGTATTGTGTAATGTGTTATCTTTGTTGAAACAAAACACAATATGACACATTTAACCACCTACCAAATGTTCCAATATCAGCGATACGGGAACATCTTAATTGACGGGAGCAGGAGTACATCAAACCCTTACGACCCTGCCCTATTGCCTAAAAACTACGATTACGAAGACGATGATTACACGTTTACTCGTTGGGTAGAAAACAATGCAGAACTTGAACTTTTAAAAAACGAAGATTATGAAAATTGAATTTATTAAAGAAACTGACCTAAGAGGCAACGTCTATTACTATACAAGTGTAGACGGAGAATTTGAAACCAATAGTTTATCAATGGATTACTCACAAGCCTATGAGTTTTTTATAGGTATGAAAAAAAGAAAAGAGCCTATTGTCGAAGTATTAGAACACTATATTATTGAAGAACCAAAACAAGAAACCAATGAGCCTAATTAAAATACAACAGGAATTAAAAGCACCTAAAAATCAATTCAATGCTTTTGCTAAATACAAGTACCGAAGTGCAGAAGATATTATCGAAGCGGCAAAACCTATCTGCCATAAATACGGCTACGCTTTAATGTTAAGCGATGAAGTAATAGAAGTAGGCGGTAGAGTTTATGTAAAGGCTACTGCTTGTCTAAGTAACTTAGAAGATAACATTATTTGCACGGGTCTTGCTCGTGAAGAGGAAAACAAAAAAGGAATGGATGCTTCGCAGATTACGGGTGCAGCAAGTAGCTATGCCAGGAAGTATGCACTTAACGGACTATTCGCAATAGACGATACCAAAGATGCAGATGCTACTAATGAGCATAAAGACGAGGTAAGCGAAGGACAAAAAGCTTTCTTAATTGAACAATTAGATAAGACAAAGTTTACTGAAGACCAAAAGGTAAAGGCTGCCCTGAAAATCAATGCCATTAAGAGTTTAGATGAATTTAACAAGATCAAAGAAACAATTAAAAAAAGTTAATGAGAGAATTGCTACCATTTGAAAGGCAGATGCTTCTTGCAGAAGTTTACCACTACGCTTGGTATAATGAAGAGGCTTATGCAGACCTATTATTATTCATAGAAAAATATCAAAACCTTTTAGAGAAACCTGTATTTTTAACCCAAATCAATAACAATGACACAGAAACAACGCATCTTGAACCACTTGCTTTCGGGCAAGACCTTGACACCAATCCAGGCTCTAACGAAGTTTAATAGCCTGAGATTATCGGCAGTTATCTTTGAACTTAAACGCAAAGGATATAAGATACAGTCCGATTTAATTAACGTAGGTAACAAGAAACAACCTAAATTTGTAAGTAAATATTCACTAATTAAAAAGTAAAAAATGCAAGAAAAAAAATGGAGTGCAGGTGCTTGGAAAAAGCAAACCACTAAAGGAGAAGTAATTAACTTTACAATCAATGATGTTAAGTATTCAATGTGGGTTAATGCTTACAAGACAGAAGACAAGCAACCAGATTACAAAATTTATCTAAACGATTATAAACCAAAAGAAGATGCGGAAGGATTGCCGTTTTAATTATGCTAAATAGAAATAAAGATGTATCAATAAGACAATTAAAGGAGTTATATTTTGCACAACGTAACACACATTTGCAGCTACACGAAATGATGCAGCAACTTGGATTGTTAGGCATAGAAGATAACGAGCCTTTAGGGTTAGACATTGGCGCAAGGACTATTGTCAAATTGGTAGACGAAGAGTTTGAGTGCGATGTATTAATTAAGGATAGATCGTTGAAAACAACATTTGGGCGCAAGGCTGCTGCTTACTTACTAAGGAAATACACCAAGTTGAGCCTTAAGGAGATAAGCCAATACAC